GATGCAATGTCGGACACCATGAACGATCGGATCATCCAATGGAAAGAATCAACGCATGATTCACGTTTTGAACGCGGTTGTGTTCGAATCGATATTGGAACGCGATGGTCGATCAATGACATGATCGGAAGGAATGCGGATCGCGAAATTTACGATGAAATGGTGATCGTTGCTGCATTGGATGAAAATGAAAAATCGTTTTGTGAAAACGTTTTATCAACCGATGATTATTTGGAAAAACGGAAACAAACACCGCCGGAAATATGGAGTGCGGAATATCAACAAACACCGGTCGATGTGAAAGGTCGTTTGTTTAACGATTTGAAAACATTGGATTTGGATGAATTTAATTCAATTGTCGAATCCAACAAATCACAATCAAATCCATCCGGAATCGATGGTGCGTTTGCTTATGTTGATGTTGCGGATGCCGGAAATGATTTCACCGCTTGTGCAATTGCGGTTGTGATTCGTGATCAATGGTTTGTTGTTGATTACGTTTTCACACGCGAAAACACCGACATCACCATTCCGTTGATCGCGCAAAAATTGGAACAATGGTCGGTTTCTTATTGTCGCGTTGAATCGAACAATGTTGGTGCGATGTTCGGTCGCATGGTTCAACGTTTAACGAAAACACGAATTTTGTTGGTTCCAAATACAACGAACAAAATCACGCGGATCATCATGCAATCCGCATTCGTGATGAATGATTTCACGTTTGTGAAAATCGACCATCCACATCATTCGTTGTTCATGCAGAATGTTGTTGCATTCACAAAAGATGGAAAGAACAAAAATGATGATGCGCCGGATTGCATTTGCGGTTTGTCGATGTTCATGCGCGGAATGTTTAAAAAATAAAAAATATAAAGTAACTTTGAAAAAAAAATACTATGGTAAACGTTTCATTTTGGGAATCATTTTTCGGAATCACAATTGATCCATCGGATCGTTTTGTTCGACAATTTGAAAAATTGTTTCCGGTTCAATCGCAATTGTGGGGAAAAAAAGATGCCGTTTGGATCGATACGAACGATGCTTGGAAATTGTTTTTGGAAATACCGGAACTCCGCGCGGTGATCACAAAACGATCATCAATGATGGCATCCGCAAAACCATGTTTGGTTGATCGTGATGGAAATGAAATCGAAAATCATTGGTTCAATGACATCATCAACAAACCAAATGGAACACAATCATGGAGTGATTTTATTTTTTCCATTGGTGTTCAAGATGGTTTATATTCAAATACATTCATTTATGCACCGGAACGATCGTTCAAAGTGCGAAATTTGATGGTTCCATTACCATCCAACAAAATCAAAATCAACACAACCGGAAAAAAATTGAAACAAATGGATGTGGATGGATTGGTTCAAAATTATGTGTTTTATTACGATGATGGTGAAACGGAAACATTGGAAACACCGGATGTGATCTACATCACAACATCGGATGGAATGAATTTGATCAATCCAATTTCACGAATTGAATCATTAAAATTTCCATTGTCAAACATTCGCGCACAATACCACAAACGAAATGTGTTGTTGGAAAATATTGGTGCAATTGGAATTTTAACCGCCAAAAATAGTGATATTGGTGGATCAATTCCAATGACACCGGAAGACAAAAAACAAATTCAAAAAGATTGGTTCAAACGATCAAAAGATGAATTGATCATCACCGAATCGGATGTTGATTGGAAACCGATGTCCTATCCAACAAAGGATTTGATGTTGTTCGAAGAATTAACCGCCGATAAAATCGCGTTGATTGATGCGTTTGGTTTGTCGATTCATTTGTTTTCATCCGAAAAAGGAACAACGTTCACAAACGTTCGTGATTCAATTCGAATGTGTTATCAAGACACGATCATTCCGGAAACACAACAAATTTATGATTCAATTTCGCAACAATGCGGTTTGACAAATGATGGTTTGCGATTGGTAGCGGAATTCAATCATTTGCCGGTCTTACAAACGGATGAATTGCAATCCGCACAAACGATGAAAACACGCGCGGAAGCGGTTGAAAAAATCATTCCATTTGGTGTTTTATCTCCGGATGAAATTCGTGTTTTGTTGGAAATATAAAAAATTACTTAAATTTGAAAAAAATGAATAAATTTTTGAACACATATCAAACAAAAAATGCAACGGAAATCAAAGACATTGATTCCGAAAATCGATCCGTTGCAATTTATTTGTCAAAATTTGATGTTGTTGATTCCGATTTCGACATGATCAAACGCGGTGCATTCACCAAATCAATTCGCGAACATGGTGTTGATTCACCATCGAACCGAAAAATTGCGTTTTTGCGACATCATGATTGGATGCAACAAATCGGAAAATTCACAAAATTAGAGGAAGACAACATCGGTTTGTTTGCGGTTGGTTATTTGGGAAATTCAACCGCCGGAAACGATGCTTGGAATGATTACAATGATGGAATCATCCGCGAACATTCAATCGGTTTCCGTTACATTTCCGACAAAATCAAATTCATCGAAGATTCATCAATGGAAAATGGTGGATTTTATCAAATCAATGAATTGCAATTGTGGGAAGGAAGCGCGGTCACGTTTGGCGCGAATGATCAAACAAATGTTGTTGAAATCATGAAATCCGAACAAAAACACGAACACATTCAACGAATCAACGAACGAATCGAAACCATCACAAAAGCGTTGGTAAATGGAAAAGGTTCCGATGATCGTTTGTTCGAAATGGAAATGCAATTGAAACGTTTGAATTCACAATTGGTTTCACTCGCGATTCATGAACCGGTGTTGAAACACCATTCAATGATGAATGAGCCGATCAACAATGATGTGAATTGGAACGATGTGATTGGAAAAATAAATTTGGTTTAATATTTAAAAACAAAAAAAGTGGAAAACAATTTAACTACGGATCAAGTAATTGAAAAAATCAATGGAATGATCACCGAAAAAATGGCTTCAACACCATCAATGGATGATGTGAATCACATCAAATCCGAATTGGAAACGTTGAAAACATTCGAAATGAAATCGAATGAAATGGAAAAAGCCATTGCAAAAATGGAAGGTAAATTCGAAGCAATGTCGGAACGCGCCGTTGAAAAAGGTGTTGAACCGCGCACGATCGGTGAAAAAGCAATCAAAGGGATCAAAGATCAATTGGATGCGGTGAAATCCGGAAAATCAATCACGTTGGATTTGAAAGCAGATACAACAATTGTTGGTGATTATACCGGAAACATTGCATTGTCGGTTTTGGATCCGGAAATCAACCGAATCGCAAGACAACGCGTGTTGTTGCAAAATGCGGTGAATCGCGGAACAACAACATCAAAATTCGTGACTTACATTCAACAAACGTTGCAATCGTCTGCGGATTACGTTGCGGAAGCCGGATTGAAACCAACCGGAGAATTGAAATATGCGGAAGTTTCAAAAGAGGTGAAAAAAATTGCCGGTGTGATCAAAGTTTCGAAAGAAATGTTAGCGGATTTACCATTCATGCAAAACGAAATCAACACCGATTTAATGGCTTCGGTTTCGGATGATTTGGAAAACGGAATTTTAAATGGAACCGGTGTTGGATCACAATTGGAAGGAATGTACACATTGGCTTCGGCATGGTCAGCCGGAACATTTGCAAACACGATCATTGCAGCAAATTTACATGATGTTATTCGTGTAGCATGTGCAAACATCGAAGCCGCGAAATTTTATCCAACGCATGTTGTGTTGAATCCAATTGATGTTGCGAAATTACAATTAACAAAAACATCACAAGGTGAATATACTTATCCAATCTTTTATTTGGATCCGGTTACATCACAACCGAAAATCGCGAATTTGACAATCGTTTCAACAACATGGATGGCTGCCGGAACATTTTTGGTGGGTGACATGTCACGCGACTATTTGAAAATGCGTGAAAACATGAACATCACGTTTGGCTACGAAAATGATGATTTCACAAGAAACATGATTTCAATCATTTGTGAAACACGCGCGGTGAATTACATCAAAGCGAACGATTTAGGTGCGTTTGTCAAAGGAACAATTGCAACGGCAATCGCTGCATTGGATCCGGCGGTTGCAGGATAATAAATTGAATTAAAAATCAAAACATGGAAAAACCAAAAAAACAACGGAAAACACGCAAACCAATTGATGTCAAAATCGACACGAAAATTGTTGATGTTGAAATCAAACGTGATGCGGATGGAAACACAACCATCGATGTTGATTCACCAATTGTGGATGTTCACATTGAAAAAACAAATTCCGGAAAATTAATTGAAATCGATTTAGCATCGATCGATGATAAAAAGGAATACATGTTCGAATCAAACGGAACATCGAAATTGATGCCGAAAGGCACAATGTGGAAAATCACCGGTGAATTGTTGAGGATTTTTTTGAAACGCGGATTAGGAAACTTAAAAAATTAAACACATGTTTTTGACACCATCGGATTTTGTTGGAAAATTTGAATTGCATAAAGGAATGTACTCGCAACCAAATTTGATTGATTATATTGATCGTTATGAACGAAAATATTTGATCGATTTGTTTGGCGCGAAATTGTTTGATGAATTCATCGCGGATGTGGATCCGGTCACGATGGAACCACTTTCACCATCATTCCAATTTTTGTTCAATCCGTTTCAATCGGATGTGACATTGCATCACACATTGATTTCCGATGGAATTCGTGACATGTTGAAAGGTTTCGTTTATTTCGAATATCAAAAAGATTTGATCAATCAACCATCATCGATCGGAAACGTGATTCCGCAAAACGAAAATTCACGCGTTGTTTCGACTTTATATTCAACGATGTATGGTCGTTACAATGATTCGATCAAAACATTCAACGCGATTCGCGATTTCATTTTGTTGAACCGACCATTGAAAACCGGTCAAATTGTGGAAATCACAAACATCACATCCGGTTTCGGTTACGTTACACAACAAAATGTTCCAACGATCAATTTTGATTCGATCGTTTATTCGGTCGCGGATTCGTTAAACATTCAAAACATCGGAACCGGTTACACATCACAAACAAATGTTTTGTGTGATCCGGCGGTGTTTGGTGTTGTTGTTGATGTTGTTGATGATGGATCCGGCGGTGTTCAATCAATTTCGATTGTGAACGGCGGTTCCGGATTGAACGTTGGTGATTCATTATCGATTCCGATTGGAAATGGTGATTGTTTGATCGATGTTGTTTCGGTTGGTGATGTGATTGTGGTGAATCCAATTGGATCCGGATGTTTGGTGAATATCACCGCAAATGGAATCGATGGTGTGAACACATTCAATTTATTAACCGCCGGAACCAATTACATCGATGGAGATGTGACATCGCAAAACGGCGCGGAATTCACAATCACAACCAATGCCGGTGTGATCGACACGATCATTGTAAAATCAACCGGAAATGGATTCACAATCGGTGATGTTTTGACATTAAATGGTGGAAATAACGATGGAACCATTGAAATTGTTTCAATGACAAATGGTGAAATCACATCCATCGAAATTGATGCAAACACATCCGGCGGTGAAAATTATTTGGTTGGTGATTCGTTGATCGTTGATCAATTAAACAATCACACCGCGACATTTGATGTTGCTCGTGTTGGTGTTGGTGGATGTTCGAATTGGAATGGTGTGAAAAAAGGATTTGCTTATTGGATTTGACATGGAAAAAGACATTGCAAACGTAATTGATGAAATAATAGCCGGAATCGACAATTCGATTGTTGGTGAATTCGATGTCGTTGAACAAAAATTTTTGACATGTCGAACGAAATGGTTGCGTGTTGGAAAAATCGTTTTGAATGAAAATGATGAACGTTTTCAAATTACGGAATTGCAACCGGATGAATGGTTCAAAGCAACATCATTGGATGGTGGAACATTGAATCAAATCGCGTTTTTGCCGGTTCCATTTGGAATCACCGGAACAAAAATGAACGCGAACATCGAATGGTTGAAAGCGGATTCGGATTTGACACGAAAAACACCGATCATTTGGTTGTTGGAAATGATCCGATTCACAACATTCCATCGCGGATCATCCGTTGAATTTGAAACGGATTTGCGATTGTTTTTTTTAGATGAAACGGATCCGGTGAATTTTTACACAATGGATCATCGAACGAACGTTGTTCAACCGATGAACAAATTGATTGATGAATTTTTGCATGTGATCCAATTCAATCCGTTGTTTAAAATGGTGGAACGAACCGATCGATTCACATTCTCACGATTTGGTGTTGAACGTGAAAACGGCGCGTTTCAAAATGTTTTGGATGCGAATTTGAGTGGTGTTGAATTACGATTCACACTTTCCAAATTCAAAGGAAATTGTAAATGTTAAAAACAAAAATTTAAAATTGAAAAAAAATGGCATTATTAGGATGTAACTGCGAAGCCGGTTTGTCAAATACCGGAAGACCGAATTGTGTTCCAATTCAATCGGTGACTTCAAAATTGATATTAGTTCCAAAATACGCAAATGATGGAACGTTAAATGGAATCGATCTTACTGCGCCACTTCCGGTGTGGAATGATTTGGTGAACGAATCCGATGTTTCAAAACGTTGGTTTCCATTACCGGTTTTTGAAAATGTGGAATTGCCGAAAGCGGATTCACAATTTGAAGAAGCGAATTCCGGAAGAATGGTTTTTTTACGTCAAGGAAAACGTTCATTTGCCGGTGAATTATGGTCGGAAGATTCATCACCAACGTTGTTGAATAAACTACAAGGAAATCGATGTGTTGATTTCGGTGTTTACATCGTTGATGTGATCGGAAATTTGGTTGGATCAAAAGTTGGTGATTTTTTACTTCCAATACCGGTAGACAATCCATCTTGGGATCCAAAATATGCTTTTGCAACGGATTCCACAACATCAAAAATCATGTTAGGATTTGATTTCGATCGTTTATTCAACGAAGGAACAATGTACATGATCACACCAACGGAAGCGGTTCAAAATTTCAATGAATTGGAAGGATTGGTTGATGTGAACGTTTTGAATTTGTCACAAGTGGCAAACACATCGATCACGTTTGATGCGAATTTGGACTATGGAACGGCATTGAATCCGTTGATGTTCAAAGGTGCAACGGCATCCGATTTTTCATTGTTTAACAACACAACATCAACGTTGGCAACAATCGGTGCGGTTGTGGAAAATTTACCGCTTGAAGCAAATTACACATTGTCTTTTGCATTCGTAACCGGTAATTCTTACACATTGACAATTGTTCGTGATGGTTTCACCGGATCGATCACGTTTATTGGTGCGTAATATTTTTAAAAACGTAAAAAATGGAAACAATGGATCAAAACGAAATCAATGAAAATGAAATCAAACGCGCCAAAAAACGCAACATTGAATTCAATGAAATCGACATGCGGCATTTTTCAAATGTGAATTCTGCAATTCATTATTTTGAACATGCACATTCGAAAAAATCGATCGTTGCAATGTGGCAAAAAACGCTTCAATTGAATGTTGGATCCATTTCCATTTTGGTGTTCGATTACAAAACACCGGAAACGATGAAAAAACGATTGGAATCAATTTTGATCACCGATCAATTGAAACAAACGTTTGAAAAAATGTTTGAAATTTGGTTGGATCAATTGAATGGAATCAATCGACTATCCGTTTTTGATGCAAATCGAATCATCATGGAAACAAAATCGTTGGAACCATAACAACAAAACAACCATGATTGTTGAAAGGCGGTGTTTTTCGGAACACCGCTTTTTTTTCTTAATTTTGATTTA